TTATCCCCAAATTGCCAGCTCAGCGGCGGGAACTTGAACCCACTTCTCGTGACCCTCTTTGTAGATTTTGGTACTCCGAGCGTCAGTGTGAGCAGCACGAGATTGAGGGTCATGACCCGCTTTATCGTACAAGTGAATACTTAAGCCTCGAATCTCATGAAACGTTGGCCGACAATCTACAGCAATACTCTTTTTAACCTTTGCCTGATCTCTAAGCTTGGAAAAAAAGCGGCTCAAATATTTTCGGTTTACTTGAGTAAAGTGATCACAGTGCTGGCTGACTTCATTGCTGAACTTCTCTGGCAAACGATGCACTATGTAAGGAGAGTCAACATCGTCCTTACTATCCTCGATAATTTTCAAGAGTGACCTCGTCACAGGGATAACCACTCGGCTCGCTTCTTTGGTTTTAACCTTCCTACGATGAATTCGGAGATGGCCAAACACTTCCACACCATCCTCAACCGCCGGTTCGCTGAGCCAAGTGATGTGCTCATATTTCATAGCACATACCTCATTAACGGCGTGTGTTGTCTCGAGAGAAAGATCCATTGCAATTCGCATCCACTTGGGAGCAATTGCCCAAATGGTTTTGTACTCCGCCAACGACAGGCGCTGGCGCTGCTTACCATCCTTTGGCTTACGCTTTTTTCGCTTAGCAGGGTTATCCACCATCACGGATTCATCTACCGCATAATCGAAAACCTTAGACATGAAAGCGATCCACCGGTTAAAGACATTATTCGATTTACCTGCAGCAACGACATCGAGAACCATGTTCACATCATCAAGCGTGATGGACATCCCCACTCTATCTCCAATCAAAGTCTTGAGTTTTGAAAGCCGGTTGTCGAACTCATCTAATGTCGACTTCGTAGGCTTCTCTTCGTCAGCATAACGAGCTGAAACGCGGTCAAAGAATGAAGAAAGCCTTGCGACTGATTTACGATGATGAGGTTTGATTAAGTCTAAGTTAACCGGATGGGATATTTCAGGATCCACTCGATAAGTGGCGTTGTATCTTCTGGCCAATGCAATTGCTCGGCTCTTATCGTGGCCAAGGGATTTACTGCTATTGTCGATGCGCCGAAAAACATACCCTTTCTTACCTTTAAAATAGAGACCTTCAGGCAGGTCTCTATACTTACTACTTCTTGGACGTGGCACGGTCACCTCAATACTAATTAGTGAGAAAGCAGTTCATCTAACAAAGGATCACCGCTCGAGTTCTTCTCTTTTTCTAGGTCTACATAGTATGACCGCCCTATCCGTTTGCCTGGCAACGTACCTAAATCGATTTCTCTACGACAAATCCGCACATCTGGAGCACCCCCATTAGGAAAGCGAATTTGACGCCAAATATTCAACTTCACCAACATAAACAACCTACCCACAGATATTTGAAAAAACCTGTGAACCTATGGAATGAAATTTTCTGTCTGATTGAATTCAGTTACTTAGAATCAATCTGTCTATTATTTCGTCCTCAGATTGCCGCCTGAGGCCGGAAAAAACCTATGGGATAAACCATGTATCCCATAGGTTTGGTTGGAGCCATGAGCATAGTTTTGCCGACTATGCCGCTTTTACTATTCCCTTAATCGTTAGTGATTTGAGTACGGAATCAACCCAATCGGCTTCCGCCTCCAATTGACCAATTCTTCGCGCTCTAGCCAGTTGAGCCACAACATCTAACTTCATAGTAGGTGATGTATTCTCATCTACTAACTCATTAAGTTCTTGTCGAATTTTTCCACTCAACTTAGCGAAATATGAGGTATTGGCGAGAAAGAGATGAGCTAAAGCTTCGTCCTGAACACGAGTACAACTGGGCTCAGCATCATAAGACTTAATTAACTCAGCACGACCAAACTGGGTTAAGGAATAAACTTTCTTGTCAGGTTTCCCGACTTGAGGAATGTGCTGGCAACTTGCGAAACGATTCGCTTCCAGCTTGGCCAACTCGCGATAAATCTGCTGGTGCGATGCTTTCCATCCCTTATCAAGAATGAGTTTAGAGAGGTCATAGCCGGTTAAAGGCTTTTGACTAATTTCAGCCATGATGATGAGTGGTAAATTTGATAGAGACATGGTTTATCCTTCTTCGGTTTAAAAAATTGATCAGCAGTGATGATTCAGCACTCGAACGGTGACATCGAGGTGCAGTGATGAAATCCCGAGCTTGGCCGCAAGGCGTTTACGGTTTTCGGCATCGAGATTGATGGCACTGGCCAACGTCTCGAATTTATTCTCATGACCGCTCATATCGTGCTTTTTGCCTTCGATATATGGCTGGTCTAAACCCGCGTCCTCGTACACTTCTGCGATCAGTTTCGCGATGTGGTTAAGGGGTTTTTGTTTAGCTTTTGGCATCTTGCTTTACCTCTTTACTGAGTGTTTCAAACTCTTCTTCATTACAAATTAGGAAGCCCCCAAATCCCGTCTCACGGTGAAGCACTCCCTCGGCGATGATGCGACCTTCCAACACGTCACAAGCATGTTCGACCGCATCGTTAAAGCTTGGAAAAGAACCAAGCTGCATGTTCACGACTTCTTTGGTTTTCGTGCTCAAGGCCAAAGAGCCGTTTTCATTCAAATAAGCTGCGATGTAGTTATTCAATGAGTCCTCCCTCAGTCATCAAAACTAATCACGGTCACAGGTTCGAGATTTATAGTGATAGCTTTCAAAAAATTGAACTCACTAAATTCATCCCAATCTTCTGCTATAGTGATCTCGGCTTCACTGCACTTGAACCTGCACCCGCCATTAACACAATCGCTAAAGTCCTCATCCTCTGATAGCTGATGTCTAATTCTCTTAGCCACAATTTGGCGTTCAGCAACGAGATCACGAATCTCTTTATCCACACGCACAAGTTCATGCAAATAAGCTATGGATTGGTCTTTCATTTCATATCCTTACTGGTTAGTTTCTTTCTCACGAACGTCGTCTGGAATGGTTGGGAACAGGCCGAACTCGCGCAGGTTCTCAACTCCCAGAGCGACAAAATTGGCAACGCGCTTACCGTTAATGGATTTCTCGTGGCCATCTTTCAGCACCACTTTGGCTTCCTTGAGCTGCTTCTTCAGAATGCGATCGCTCTTCACCGGTAAGCTGTCAAACTTGGCTTTCAATGCAGGGCTTTGGCTGATGTGCTGCATGATGTGGCTAGTACGAACCAGCAAGCACAGCTCGCCCTCAATCCAATCGAACGAAAACGGGTGGCGGAAATGCCCTGCATCCATCTCGCCCAGGATAAGTTCCATAATCCACACCCACGGCTCGCGCTCTGCTTCTGTTTCACGAATGTGCGCATTCATCTCTGTCACCAAATCTTGAATAAAGTGACCATAGTTACTCGCTGCACCGGTGAATTCGCAGAGCAAACGCCACGTCAGCATCAAACAGGCATAGTTATCACGCATACGGTTTGCGCCATTGTCGTCTGGCTTAGCCATACAACGCTTCGAAAGGTAATCAACACACTCGCGGTAGGCGCGCTTCATTTGCGGTCGAGTGTAAGAAGTCAGGTACAGGATCCAGTTTTTAACGGGGAAACGAGGCAACTCATCAGGAATCATGTCGCCCTTACGGCCAGTCAAGTCAGAGCGCACCAGCTTGCCAAGTAATGATTGCACCGGCACGTCTTCACCCGCCAACAGCACCGGCGCAATACTCAAGAATTCGGTCATATCCGTACCGCGGCGAGTAATAGTGTATTGGTAGCTCTCTTGTAGCATGGCCACGGCTTTATCAATCACACCTTGGCCCTGAGCAGATAGCTCTTCCCAACCTACCGGATGAGATGTATGCGATATCGATGTCAGCAAACGGAACTCGGTTTTCAAGCTCTGGCCAGAAAACATGGTGAAGGCCAACGTGCGCTCAAGTGATTTCACCAGCGTTGATTTACCCGCGCCTTTCCCCGCATTCAGCATGTAGTGAGGCCAAAAACCTAAGAAGGTTTTGATGTGCGCACCCAAGCCCCAAACCAATAGCATCAACGCCGCGTTGTTTTTGAATGTCGCATGGTATGCCTCAATCACACGCAGAGCCTGCTCTGGAGAACCAGATGGAAACTGCAAATTGTGGTAAGGGCACTGCTGTGTTGGGTCAGTAAAGAACGAGTCCGGCCCTTCGTTTAAAATCGCTTGGCCGTTATGCCAAGCAAGCCCAACAAAGTTAACCGCGTTGCGCTCACCAAGGTGGGTGGCGCGCTCGAGAATCGAGATCATCCGTGTGAACTTGCCTGGATTAAAAATGCCGCCGCCTACCCGACGCCAAACATCGATGTTGTAAAGCTGCTCACGCCTGAGCACAAAACGGGTTAGCTCAGTTGGTGAATCAGGCGTTTGAATCGTGGCTGAGTAAACCTTCGTTGGCTGCAAATCGGGTTCGCCTGTCATGGCCGAATTCGCTGATGAAATCGTTACTTTCGATAAGCCGGCAATGCGGAATGAGCACACATCTTGTGGGATCTTCTGCTCGCCTTCTTCATTGGTGACAATTTTCAAATAGCTGGTGAAATCAGGCTTCACTCGAAACAGCCAGTACAGTGATTGATCGTGATGTGGCAGCGGCAAGCGCTTAAACTGGGCGTTCTCGAACTCACCTTCCTGCCCTGCAATAAGCCATGGCTCGAAATAATCCAGCGCATACTTGGTCATTTGCGTACCGTGCTTACGCAGATAATCGTTCAGGTCATTAATCTCTTCCCACTTCCCGCCCGATTGATCAACAAGGAAACATGGGATGTTAAGCGCCGTGCATCGCTCATGAACAATCCATGCTGCTTCTGGCCCCGGTCTGTGGCCTTTTCTTGCTCCTTCCGCAATCGGCTTGTCATTATCAAAACAACAAACCACACGCTTGCCAGATAGGAATCGCCAGTCGATTTCTTCTACCGCTAATCCACGAGTCGCAATCGCCGTCACCGGTACTTTCCCTTTACCATTTGGGTCATAAGCTGCAATGGCAGAGATGGCATTAATCGCAGATTCAACCACAATCACCGTTTTCGCCCTCTTAAGCGCCATTTTGTCTGGGATATAGGGATAACCGCGCTTCTCGCCCATCGCCTTAGTCTTGTTGTCACCGTTTAGCGCAGGATCAAAAAATCGAAAATCTATCCCCACCACTTCATTGGTAAATAGGCAGCGGCTAGGGAACGTCACTGCAGGGCCACCGTAACCCAACTCACCAGGGTTTTTGCTTGGGCTTGTCCAGTCGCTGTAACCGAAAGCGCCGCGCTTTTGCAACATATCCACCACATCAGCTGGAATACCGCGCTCATCAATCAAGTAAGCTCGAGCATCACTCGCAACCGCAGATTGCTTTTCAGCAACCCATGCCAGTTGGCTTTGAGGTTTTTGTTGCTGAGGGGCAACATCGTCCGTGGGAATATTGAACTCTTCATGCAGCCACTTCATTGCTTCACTGGCATCCATCGCTTGACCGCAATAGATCACCAAATCAAGGCATGAACCCTTCTCGCCAGACGTATGATCTTTCCACATCATGTAGCCGGCTTTACCTGCATCAAAAATACTCACGCTCGGGTGCTTATCTGGGCGGTTGGGTGCGCGGTAGTTACCGTTTGGGTCTGGCCTTTCCATGCCTAAACGGTCAGCCAATTCGTGTAAGTCAATCAGTTGTTTTAGTTGTTCTGCGGACGCCATAAAGCGTGCCCCCTATTCTGTGTAGTTCTACCCCAATTGCGACAGGGCCAAAGTGACGTTCTAACTCTTGCTTAACTTTCTGAAACTCAGATGACTTCAATAAGTCAGCCATGGTGGGGTGATTCTGCTGAATGTGTGCCCACACCATCTGCTTTTTGTCCGGCTCTAAATCGCTGAGAGTGACAGAAGGCATCACGAGTCGAATTAGAACCGGTTCGGAGTACCAGAGCGGACATTTCCACCCCGGATAGGCATTAAAGGTCGCAGGCATAAATCCGCCTTAAGCAGGCTGACGCAAGCCAAAGCTCTTCACTCAAGTTACAGCTGTGCGTCAGTTGCTGTTTCTCTACTTGCTCAGGTGGTACATGCTTCATCTCTTCCACATCGAGCTTAATGTGGCCTTGCTGCTCCCAGGCTGAGAACACAACATCCAACTCATCCATAAACGCTTGGCGGTTGATATAGCCCTGCTGACGAACCATCTGGTTTTCAAGCTTGAAAAGACAAGCACGTTCAGGCGCGCTGAGCTTGGTCGCGGCGATTCGGTTAGGCATGTGCACCTCCCAAATACCAGCTAGCAAGCTTGCGTGTTGGGCGCAGTTGGTAACGCGCCCACACCGAGTGCTCATTCAACATGCTGAGGAAAGTGTCCAAGTAACACTCAGGCACACCGTCACTCATCAGCCACAGCCGGATATCGCCTGGATAAACCCCAAGGCGATCCGCCACATATTCCGTTACTTCACGAGAGCTCCCTTTACTTGAGAAACGATGCAAATTGACGTTACGCAAAGCGGCAGAAAGCGCATTGCGACGCATCGTAACCAAGGCTTCATCTAACGTGATTTGAACTTCCATGCTTACTCCTCAGTTCAGTAGTGGGTTGAAAACGCCGCTACAACACGGTCTTTGCTAACAATCACAGGGGGTTCACCAACCATCTTCACCACAACGTTCGCCCCTTTATCTTCACACCACTCCACCAAAGCGGCGGTGACTCGATTGCCTTCAAAACTGATCACGTGGCCACGGCTGATTTGTTCGGCTGGCATTTGCCAAAATTGCGGTTCAATTAGCGGAAACATGTGCTGGCCTCCCGCATTGCTACGGCAATGGACTCTTTATCCGGTGCGGTATAAATCGCCGTGGTAGAAAGGTTGGAATGCCCAAGCACAGCTTGAACACGGCGCAACGCATCCGGTGATGTGGTTCGCCCTAAAAAGCGAATCGCCCAGGTATGGCGCAGCCAGTGCGGTGTACCATCTGGCACATTGGCTAACCGGCACCATGTAGAGAAACGGGCTTGGAATGAGCGGCGACTCATCGCTTGACGATTACGGCTCAAGAACAATGGGCGCTCTTGCCGTGGGATGTCCCACTCAATCGTTGCCGCCATGTCTTCATGAATTTTTAAAAGCTGTTTCAGGGCATGAATGGCCGATTTGTTTAAAGCGATCGGATGTTTTTTCTGATTCTTCGCGTTCTCGCGGCTGTAAATCAGGTAGCCCTCTTCAAGGCTTTGCTCCGCCTCTCCCACGGTTAAACCAACCATGGGCAGGTTATAGCGCTTAGCCTTTTCGGCATCAGGGCCAGCAAGCACACCTAAGCGCACGGCAGTTTCACGCATCAGCAGCATCCAGTAATAATCGCGCTGCGCGTAAATGCCGTAGGTTTGCTTCACCGTGTTGAACAAGCGCTTCTCTTCTTGCTCAGTGAAATAGTGCAAAAAATATTGAATGGATGATGCAGAGTTATTCATTGCTAAGGTTGTCATGGCCTACCTCCTTTGGCTTCGCCGTTGAATTAACCGTTAACCAGTGCGCGCAAACGCTCAAGCAGCTCAAGCGCTGCTGCAAACGTATGTTGCAGTTCGCGCTCAATACGCTCGAATTCTTGAAGCTCGATGTCCCCATCTTCTAAGGCATCGGCAATGGCACGGTTAACATCGCCAATTTCGGCGTGCCAACGGCTGTAACAGTTGAGCAGTTCCACATCAGAAATCGCTCGGTAGTCACCAAGGTAGTAAATGGAATAATTCAGCTCGGAAGCAATGGAGCGGAGGATTTGCACATCTTTCGTGAACAACATCAGCTCGATGGCATCAAACAAACCCAGTTTGTGGCTGGACTGATTAGGGTTGATCTCGTTAAGCAACACACCCGGTCTTTTGTTTAGGTGCTGCTCAACAGATACGGTATTACCATGCTCTTTCAGCGTTTGGTATAAAGCGTGTACCACCTGCGGGAAAGTGCAGGCAGATGAAGGAACGATAGCAGTTTGCATCGTAAGCTCCTTAAAATTGATACGTTTCCAATTTCAAAAGCCTGCGCTACAATCTACCCCAAGGATGAAATGGTGTTGGAGCCGTGAGCATAGAGGTTGTCGCCTCGCTCTTTGTCCTGGGGTAGACTGCCTTTGGGCAGGCTTCTCGCCCTTACAGGATTGCCGTCCTGTAAGGGTTTTTCTTTTATGCTTGTTTAATCAAAGCGTTAATTTCTTTTTCTATGTAAGCTTTTACCGAGTCATTGCTTGCACTTTTCTGCATTTTTAGCCATTTATCCAAAGCGGCTGCTCGTTCAATACTTGCTTTATGTTTTGACGATTTAATGGCTACACCTTTAGTTTCATAGCTATACAGTGCGTCAGCCCATTCTTGCTGTAGGCTGAGAATGTAATCAGCTGCACAGGTATTCCCCTGACTACGAATCTGGGCTGTTGATAAGCGAGAAAGGAACATATGCACTCGCTGAATATCGATATAGATACCTTCTTTTGGTTTAACCAAATCAAATTCCGAACCGATTTTTGTCCCGAAAACCTCGTTCCCCCCCTGCTCAAAGTCATTTTCGAGTAGCCTAGGCTCCTCTAAAATTGGGGTTGATTTGTATAAGGCAGTGGCATGTAACTCATAGCCATCATGATCAACCAACTTATTTCGTTGTGTTCTCCAATCAATACCGATTTGATCAACGAGGCCTTTGGTGTAAATCAATTCGGCTTTAGTTTCTTCATCTACAAAAACTGGGTGCTTGACGCCCATAAATTCGAATAGGTCACTGACCTTAAGCAAAGAAAGACTTTTCTCTGGTGCTTTCATTTCTATTTCCTAACTATTTAATGAATAAACTTTTCGTCATCTGTAACGAAAGGGTATGTTCTACTTTTACCCAAATTTGGGTAAAACCTAAGCCGCCTCATCTTCAATAGGCGGTAAACCTAGCTCCTCCTCTTTCTCATCAACTGCTTTTTTTAGAAGTATGCGTGCCATTTGTGCCAGTTTACGTTCGTCCAACGTTGCTAAACGCTCCAAACGTAGTCTTAAATTCAAGTCTTTTACCGTAACTTGTTCATAGATTTTACTTTTCATGTTTACGTCTCGGTTTTAGAAGCTATATCATAAATATTATTACAAGCACTTTATAGAAAAAGTAGATTTAACTACTTTTTACACCCTACAAACCGATGTTAAGACGGTTTACAGAGTTTAACAAGCCTTTTAGGTAGGTTTTTTAAGATGAATTTTGATGAACGTCTCAGTTTCCTGATCCAAGACCGTAAAAAAACACCTTGGGGAAAAGCCCTCGGTTTTACTTCTCCAAGCATTACCGCAATGTTTTCTGGCCATATCCCTGGGCCAGAATTTCTTCATGCTATTCGCAGAGCGGAGAACGTAAATCTAAACTGGTTACTGACGGGTGAGGGCAAACCATTTATCGTTCATCATTTCCGAAAAGCGGATGAATTGGTTGAAACCGTTGATGCCATGCTGACAGATGAAGATTGGACGGTATATGTTTGTTCTTTGGGAAAACAAACAGCACTCGTTTTAACCCAACTGGGCCAATACGAATTCAAAGGTAAGTGGATTGATTACACCTTATGCGAAGTGCTTGTGGGGCAAGGAAGTGAAGAACTCGCACAAGCGCTGCGTAAGCATCTTCATCAAAGAAATATCTACGTGCTAAACAACTTGGCTGATTCAGCCCTAAACCAAATTGCAGGCGGTCAACTCGGCACCTACTCTCTGCTCATACATCCAGATTCACATTTAACGAATTTTTCCGTCAAGGCCACGCCGGAGATGTTGCAGTATTCAGAGGAACATTCTCAAAGCGTGCCCATCTCCATTCCGCTGATGCGTACCGTCGTCAACTTGGTTGAGCAACATCAAGCAAGAACAAAACAACCTCTCGATGGCGATCAAAAAGCGCGAGTCATTACTGCTGTGTACCGTCAAGCTGAAAAATCTGAATTGAACGATGATGAAATACAGGCAGTGATTGAGACATCGTTTGATGTGTTGAAAGACTGAATAGAACAATAGAGGTAGGAAATGCAAGAATTCGAGTTACTCGACAAATTGGTGCAGACTTTCGAAGAAGAAGTTCAATATAAACAGGACTTAATTGCAGCGATTCGTGCCGACGATAAAACGCTTGAAGACAGACTTATATGTCTTTACCTAGCAATAAACAACATCAAAAAAACCGTAGAGTTTGCCAATACTCTTGGTTTAGAACTAGTTGAAGGTAAAAAGTTAACCCCTCAAGCATTCAGCGCACTAATGCACTCTGATAACGAAAATCTGACTCCAATTTTAAAACACCACGCCCAAATGAAATCGTCATCCAATCAAGGCAAAGTCGCTTGGACAATGATGGCTAGCGGTCGATAAATATAAGTATGCCTCTTTACATAAAGGGTATCAGTAGTAATGACCCCCTTTTCATTTCGACTTCCGATCATTTTTGATCGAAAGTCCCAGCAACTTTTCCTCACTTGTGAGGAAAAGGGTGTCCAGTACTGTTGGACACCCTTTATTAACACAGCCTCACTTCTAGTCACGCCTTTCAAATCACACCAGATGAGGAACAGAACCCGCCGCTTGTTTAGGGATCACAAACTCACCACTTAATGTATGCCCTGCTTCACTCAACACTTCGGTTACCTTGCTGCACATCCATTGGGTATTAAACTCAGGCCGCTTATGCCCAGACACAAGAATATTCCGTTCAGCTTGAATCCCTGGGATAAACGGGAACTCTTCCAGTGTTAGTACGTAATCTTGGCATTTTTCATGGTAAAGGGCAGACTCCGCAGCGGAGCGAGCGGCCGCTTCCGATGGATAGACCTTGCTGAGCTTTTTCACTTTACCGCTACTATCACCCACACGGACGGATTGCTTTTGCCCTTGCTCAACCTTTTGCCAGTAAGCTTCCACCGCTTGAAACTTTCCAGTTCCTTTGAGCTCAATAACGGCTTGTGTTTCATCCGTTAAATGAACGGGGACAGCAGGCAAGGTTTTCCCGCTGACGCTTTGGTTATTACCGCGCTGCGAAAACACCAGTTTTTTATTGGCCACTTTCATGGTAGCGCCATACTCAGTTGCTAGTTCAGTGACTAGGTCTGCATCACTCTGCCCTGCTTGCACGTAGTGCTCGATGGTGATGCTGGCATATTCCGCATCGATAGCCGCCGTTAATCCATTACGTTGAGCAACGGTTTCAACCAGCGCTTTTAAGCTTGTTTTTTGCCAAGTGAAATCACGCTGGGTTTTAAAGCTGCCGCCTAAGTTTGCCGCGTCACCTGAAAGGTTTATGGTTTGCTCTGGACTCATGAGCTTCACCGAGTTGACGGTATAAGTGCCACGAAATACTAAATTGTCGATGGTTTTCCCAGTGTAGATTTGTAAGGTCGCCTCATTGCGGGGGAATGCGATTTTCCCATCATCAGCAAGCACCAACTCAAAGGTATCACTGTCTAACCCTGCTTCATCAGTGATGGTGAGGCTTACAAAGAACTCGCGCAATATTGGGGTAATGTCTTTCCCCTCAGCGATGATTTTAAATGGCATTAATCCCATAGGTTGATCTCCTGCGTTTCTGCAGGGGGTTCAAGTGGAGGAAGTTGTATTTCCACTCCGGCTTCTAGTGGGTGTGGCCGCGAGGAAAGGCCGCGGTTTGCCTTTAATACGGCCTCATACGCACCTGACATACCGTTGTAATAGCGGTAGGCAATATCATCAATTTGATCGCCTTCTTTGCTGATGTAAATGGTCATATTCAAGCCTTATCTGGATACTCTTTTAGCTCGATGTTGAATTCGATTTTCCGAGCCACGCCCTTGGTAAATAGCTGGGATTTATCAACTTCAAGAGATCGTATTGTCCATAATCCCAAATCTTTACCCAAGCCATCAATCATGCGTAGCGGCTTGCCTTTATCCCCTTCGGATTTCATCTTATCGGTTTGCCCCAAGCCGCCGCGAAAGTGCGGATAGATGGTACCTTTAAAGCGAAGGGTTGAAAGGTCAGCGCCTATGAATTGAGAGCGGGGTTTTCGCCCCGCAAGGTTATGGTCACTCCAACGCCAAGCATGAACTTCCTGAATGTTTTGTAATGCGGCGGTATCGATACTGAACCGATAATCCCCCAATGCCATCATCACATCCGCCATGGTGTCTCCTTAATCTGCGAAGCTGACATTGCGCCCTCCGTTATTCAATTTCTCCATTTGCTTGGCAACGCGCATCACCATTTTTTCCAGCTTATTGATTTGCTCGTCATTGACGCTGCCTTGAACGTGGAAAACAGGGTTGAAGTTAATTTGTGCCGGTGCGGATTGGTTCGGCTTACTGGCGTTGATTTGCATGGCTGTATTCGTAGCCTGCAGCATTTGTGGCGCGCTAGCGTTGGCTTTTTTTACGCTATCACCAGGCTTGGTATTAGGTTTGTCAGAACCAAATAAACCGCCAAACCATTCGCCAACCGATTCCCCACCAAGCCCACCAATTACAGCTCCTGCTAAACCACCAATTGCTGTGCCAATAACAGGAACGAAAGAGCCCATCGCAGCACCCAAAGAAGCGCCAGCCATTGCACCACCCATGCCGCCTAAGCTACCGCCAACACCTTTGAATTTGTCGTTACTGCTTAATGACGAATCCATTAGAGTTGAACCCATTTCAGCAAGGCTAAAAAGTGAACCAAGCATAGGAAGGCGCTTACTCATGCCACCAAGCAGTGCTTTCCCCGGAATCGCTTTTGGTATGACAGAAGGTGTGGTTAAGACTGGTGCAGGTAATGATGCCAACGGTTTACCAAATGAAATCCCTGAGATTCGTTTCAGGCCTTCGGTGCTTCGCCCAAATGAACGTGTGCCCGCTTTACCTATTGTTCGGCTTTTTCGTCTCATACGATCGCGGCGATTTCGTTGGCCAAAACCACTTGCTGGCCAATTGATCACCTCAACTTTCATAACATCAGCGCCGAACCCATCCGGCAAGCTCGGTGCATCAGAAGAGGGTTTGTTTTTGCCGTAGTTCCAAATGCGCTCAACTCGATTAGCAACCTTTTTGGCACCGCCAACTGCGGCGGCTGTACCACGGATAGCTTTGTTACCGATATAAAGCGCAGCCATAATTTTGGCTAAGTTGGCATAACCACCCGTCAATTCAGCAACAGCATTTACGGCTGAACCAATTGTACCTAGCACATCCGCCAAACCTTTCCCTACTTCAAATGCTGTTTTAAGGCCAGAAACGAGTTCGCCGCTAATGGTTTGAGCTAACTCATCCAACTCACCGTTAGCATCCATTTGGTTCAAGGTATCAAGTAAGGTTTGCACCTCTCCTCTGAGCACATCAAAGGCACCGGAAGCCATAACTTTGTTTTGGAAGCGTGTAGCTTGGTCACCAATATTTGACCACATGCCAATCCACGTTTTGGATAAGTCATCCATGGCTCCACCGTACTTATCATTCCAAATAGATTGCAGTGTGGATTGGATCATTTCTCGACTGGAGGCATCTGCACGAGCTTCCATTTCCTTGCCGTTTTTGGTGTAGGCATAAACAATTTCGTCACCTTCAACTCGCGCTTTTATACCAAATTCCTTTAAGCGCTCGTTCTCTCCAGTGACTGCATCAGCAATCGCTTCTACCGCTTGTTCGATAGGTTTCCCCATAGCGGCAGAAGTATCACCTAGCGTTCGTAGCAAACCATTTTGAACAGGATCAAGCCCGTAGGCTTTCAGTTGTATGAATGACTCAGTTACCTGAGCTAGGTCATAAGGTGTTGTGGCTGCAAAGTCGCCAATCCAAGCCATGGACTGAGCGCCCTTATCTTGACTTCCTTCCAGCCGATTCAGGATCACCTGCATTTTTTCAAATTCAGCAGCGGTTTTAACAAATGTCTGCTGAAATGCAAAAGCTCCACCGGCTGCAACTAAAGCACCTTTGTTACCTAGGTCATCAAAACCTGCACTAAGGTCTTTTACAGCACTGCGGAGCTCTTTGTTTTTTCGAATGTTCTTGCCAATTTTTGCCGTATTCTCGGCGACCTTTGCTGTGCATTGGCTCACCGCCTGCCCTACCTTTCGGTAGGTGCTGGCGGTTTGCTTATTGGTGTCACCGGCTTTTTCTGACGCGTCATTCGCCTTTTCTGTATCACGGACTAACTGTTCATTGCTTCGTCTAACTTTAGCCATAACCTTGCCAAAGGTTCGGTCTACGGCAGCCTCAACAAAAACACTCAGTGTGGTTGATTTGTCATTCGCCATCTTTCGATTCCACCATCATTTCTTCAGCCTCTCTTAACCATTCATAAATTTCAGAGATGGGCATTAAGCTGATGTCTCGGAATGAGGTTCCTCCGGTGAACTTGGAAAGTGTAAGGCACATGCGGCGACAAACTTTGGCATTGGCAGAAAAAAACACTCATACGCCTTTGCTAGCTGGGTGTAATCATAAACACTCAAGCTTCCAATGAGCGCACGGGAAGTATCCGTAAGGTTGGCAAATAGATGCGCTTCTTGCTCAGCATCCTGACTCCCCTGTGCACCAATACTTGCAACAGCATGTTGTGACAAAATAACGTCATTCGCTGTAGGCTGACGCATACTAATATGCGTCAGTTCTTTCCCGTCAAATGTACGAGGTTCTTCTAATCGGATTTTGATTGGTTCGTAACGCATTTTCACTCCTAAATACCCAATGCTTTGTTGATACCGGCACGCAAGTTAATGCCGCCCACACGTTCAATACCAGCCATGATATCGATGTGAACCAACTCCACTCCGTTATGCAGAATGGTGTAAGTCGTCCAAGTGATTTTGCAGGTCATTTCAGCCACTTTCTTACGCTCAAACTCACCCATATCTAAACCAATCACTCGGCCATTCACTTTCACAATAAAGCTATCGACACCAGATTGGCCTTGTAACGCGGAACGAAAAACAAATGGCTTTTCCAATCCGTTGGTTAAACCGAACATGGCAATGGTGGTTGCATTTGGCTCGGCAATGGTGACTTCAAGATCTTCCGTCTCGATGACACCCATATCGAGTTTGATGGCTCCCACCATCCCACCGGCTAAGTATTCCTCCACCACTCGGTTGAGCGGTGGTAATTTTACTTTGGGCACTAGCCCAATCATGCCGCGGCCATCCTGAAACCAGGCGTAATCCGCGAGAACTTTTGGTGGTCTACGTTCCATAAGGCTCCCTTACTACTGAAAGATTACGTCGGCGTAATCGTTGATGAAATGACTGGTCACGGTGATGTTCTGGGCAATACCAGGTGGAGTGAATTCGTAATCCAGATAGAAGTTGCCAGCAATAATAGAATCGGGCGGGTTTAAATCAGGGTCAGCCCACGCTTTTGCACCGTAGAGATGGCCAGCACGAATTTCACCATCAAGGCCGTTTTGTACCGAGTCGGTGACATCCTCAACAAAGGTGGCAAGAATTTTACGGTCTCGGGCCCATTTAAGGCTGGATGTGATCATGTCCAAAACCATGTCGTTAACGCGGACATGTGCATTGAACTGCCATTTGGGGTCATCACTGCAGCTTAAGTTCCCCCATGAGCGGTAGCCACTATCCAGAATCACTGTAGTGATTTGGTTTTCGTTGAGTAGGTGCGCCATGCAGTTTGTATCACCATCCGCATAATCCACTGGAAACTCTGTTCCCAACGTGCCGTTGATTTTGCGGTTTGATAAAGATGCGCTGTAACCATCGTTAGGGTCTTGGTCTTTTTGAATTTCTAAGCCCAACATATACGCACTCATCGGTACTAGGCGACCGTAAGCATTTTTTACTCGTGGCCAGAATAGCTCGAGGCGTTTATCCCCCCATAGTTGTCGATACGCGACCGCTTCTTCGTAGGTTGTCCCCGGGCAATCACCAAACACTTTACAGCGTAAGCGAGTGGCGATGGGTAATAGCTTGGTCAGCACAGACTGGTTATGCAAAAAACCAGGCACGGAAAGTAAGCGAGGGCGTTTCCCCGTAACTGCTTGCACATCCAAAATGGCTTCAAGGCCGGATTTAGCACCCGTGACTGGGTCAACACCACCAATGATATTGGCAATGGTGGCGGCTTCATTTTCGCCTTCTTCCACGCGGATAATCGCGATAGCACAGCGCTTTTGATCGTAGATAGCCTGCAGTGCATCGGGCAATGTTCCTTTGGCATCACCGACCATATCAAGCTTGGCAATGATGTGCGGATTTCCTGCTACGAGCACCTGTTTCCCAATGGGGAAAGTGGCTGGGTCGGCATCCGGAGCGGTACCTACAACAACAGCGAATGACGTATCAGCCATTTGCATGGGCCGCACGCCGCTGTTGTCTGTAACGCCGAAAATGCCATGTTTAAATTGTGATGACATGGTGTGTTCCTTTGTTGTTCGAACAAGAACTCACCTTCAGCGGCATCGTTAAACTAGTGTATTGGTTAAGAGCAAGAAAAGAAGGGGTTAGGCTTCTGGGTTAACAGGCCAAGGGTGATCAAGCTGGATTTTTTCGCGAGCGGCTAAACCTTGCTTCTCAAGTTCAAGGGCTTCTGCTTCGTTACCTTTCAAACGTTTCACGACAGCTTCAGCAATCAGTGGGTCGACAACTTGCACATATAACGAGCGGCGAATGTTGTCGATAGCATCGAACTCATCTATGTATTGGGCGCTGAGGTCAGTCACCCAATCGCCGCCAATCCATTTATCCCAGCGCGTTTTCGGCTTTTTATCCGTAAAACCCTCTTTGATGGGGCCTAATTCATTGACCGTTTCGGATACTGTGCAATCTGCTGTGCCATAAATCACTGTACCGCGATGGTCTTCGATGTATTCAGTTCCACTTAAATCATCAAGTGCAACAACAGCAAAGCCTTTTTTGGGTGGTAGCGGCTCAACTGTTAAAGCCCCTTTTGGTATGTGATACATTCCGCCGCGATATTCAGCTAAAACAGCTTGTTGAATCTCTTTCGTTTGACAATCTATAGGCCAATACTGGTTTTGGTCTTTCATTTCAATTCCTTAAATTACAATGGCCATAGAGCGAGCAATGTTTCGTGGACGAGTTTCATTTCCACCTGTATATGTTGTGTTCCAGTTAGGAACATGAGAGGCTGATATGATAATACCTGTTGAGCCAGTATTTGCTGTGATAGAAAATGGTGCCGAGAATGTATGAGTGTGCCTTTCTAGCTCATCATCCTGATAAGATTGAATAGAGCGGCCAGCATCCACGCCACGCCCTTGGTCAAGAACACGCAAGAACTCGCCTCGAATCTCTCCTGTATTAATATAATCGTCCCTAACTAGCTGAGGATAACGACGAGCAAGACGCCAATACACAGCTATTGGTAGGTTTACATTGATTTCCATCACCGCCCATTCTGGGGCAGAAGTATCCAGCCAGTAAAATGGCATACCTACCTGATCACCTGTATAGGGTATCCAATAAAATGGCTTTGTGTTGTCCTGCCAGCCTATATGACGATTAGCAGTATCAAGCGGGGTTTTCCCCGCAAGAGATTCGACATTGGAGTACCATTGCCAGTAGCTTAGCTCACCGCTTTCAGCATCTTTTGTGTAACACACCTCTCCTGCGGAATAGATTCGAACAGGGTCGTATGCAAGGAACTGGGCGGATGATGCTAATGGATACTGCGGATGCGGATTGTCTGCAGCGAGATGCTTCGTATCTTCGTCTTTCACAAACTTACGAGTAGCGGTCACGATCGTTGGGTCAATCATCACAATTGGATCTAGTGATGTCACCGCAAACGTCATTTCAATGTAAATGTCATTTACTTCTCCGCCGTTATTGCTACCCGACAGAATAGGAATACGCACAGTATTGCCAACGGCGTGTAGGTATGAAGAACCATCAAACGTTGCTACAGCTGCAAACTCTCGAACGGCGATATCAACAATATCATCAGGAATCTTTGCCCATACTTTTAGCTGCGGAACCGCATCCGGCTTCGATGGTGTAATCTTCTCCATCCCCGTAATAGGGATACGCGCCAACTCATGCACTAAGGCCGTTTGCGTGCGAGAAGGTTGAACATAAACGTCATTTGCATCACCGATGGCGATGTGCGTGAAGTTAATCGGCTTGCTGTTCAGCTTGCCGTTAATCTCGGCGTTCTCACCCGCAAAGGTAAGAATAGAGCCGTAATTGAGCGCAGATTCTGGGATACTCATTCTAACTCCAGAGGTAATGGGCCAGAGCGGATAACCATGCCCCAACGTGTAAAGCAGGCATGACCGACATTCACCATGCTAGTGATGCTTTCCGTTCGCCAAGGGCCGGAACGGATCACCATGCCCATGCGACTTAACACGCACAAATTCATTGGTGAGGTCACTTGGCTAGTAATTGAAATACTCTCAAGGTGAGAGCGGGTATTTTTAGCATTGTTCACCGCTTTAATGATTTGCGGTACGGTGCTTTCATCGATGTCACTGTTACGAGCTTCCAGATTGACGCGGAAGAAACCGGGGCGAAGGTTCTCTTTATCTTCAAACCACTCGGTAACGCTGAGCCCATCTTTACGAATCGATTCAATACTTTTATCTAATGCGAATCGAGTGCCCTTGCTTGAGTGGATAGGCAGCGATGCAAAAATTACGTTTCGCTTCGTTTCGTCACTCCAATTTTCATCCCAGTAATCAACGCTCATTTCCCACGCCAGATAAGGAAGTAAATCAGCGCGGCACTGGTATGGATCGTAAAAGGTCTTAATGTCCCGCTCGATAAGGGCAATTTCTTCCCAAAACACTTGCTCCATAATGCGTTCCATTTTGGAAGCAGACGGTGGAAGCTTGCTGACAAACACTCGATCACTCATTACGCGACTCCGGCTTGAGTCACGATAATCTCAGTGCAATATGGTGCTTCGGATTTAGAGCAAAGCACAGAAGCGGCGGGTTCAACGATGGTCACGTCAATAACGGGCTGAAAGCTGACTGATTCATCAACACTTTTTTGGACATGTGATGCCGCATCAATCAGAGATAAAGTGACGTTACCACCAAGCACATGAGTCTCTTTCGCTAGTTGCTGTAAACGCTTTCTGGCTTGAGCTAAGGTTTCACTTTCGCCAGGGCCTGCAGGTAAAGTCAGTTCCACCACAATACGATAGGGTTTGATTACGGCGGATTTTACTGTCAGGTCATCGTTCAACGGGCGAAGTTTTTCTTGGTTAACGTGCTGATAAACCTTATCGCGTAAAGCCTGCGAAGCTGTGCCATCACCAGTGCGGCTTAGGATGTATAAATCAACCACGAAACCATCCGGACTGGTTGGATAAGCGTCTTGCACATCTTCATCTGCCGCTAGGGCATGGAAAATATAAGCGCCATCGGGGCCTGCCGTTGAAAAACTCTCGGGTGCCATTTGTACGCGGCGACGAAACTCATCATCCGTTTCAGTTGGGAATTTCTCGACAGGTCGCCAATCCGCTAAGCGCTGTAGGTTCGTGCCTGTCGCGTAGGCCACCATGTTTTCCAGTGAGATATCTTGAAACTCTTGGCGAGCTCGAGTGACCTCTTCCGACATTGCTGAGAAAGCAAAGTAGAGCGGGTCACCGGCTTTGGGAACTGATGTATTGCTGAGTTCAGCGTAACGCTTCAGCATTCGGGTTCGAATCAATGAAGCATCAAGCTGTTGAACCACTTCGGGCGGTGGTAATTGATAGATCTCAATCTGGCTCACAAACTCAACCCTGAAATCGTTTCAATGGAACCATCAAACAACAACTGTACATCTAAGGATAATGTCACCTGATTCTCTCCAAACTCTAGCCATGCTTGCACTAGTTTTATCTCGTCATTGAACTCGTTTGGAGGGTGAGCAATAGCATCAGCGACATCAGCAAAAATATCGATTTGCAGCTCTGGCGTGATGTTTCTATCAATCCGTTCTGGCAAGTTAGAGCCGAACGCACGATTCAGCGGTAATGAGCCACGACGAGTTTTGAAGCAACGGTTTAGTCGCTGCTTCAGCTCATCGATACCGGTGATTTGTTGTCCCGTTTTTTCATTCAACCCAGTGGCCATTTAACCTCCTGCAAAAACATTATCAGAGCCAGAGGCAACGCTGGAACCACACCCAACAGGATCACCAATGCGGCCAATCGCTTTACCATTCACAAAAACCGTACTGCTGCCTGCAGCTAATGAGCTGGCATGGGTTTCTGGTATTGATGGACAAGTGTGTGCTGCCCATCCGTCACCTTGTCGATGCACTGGCTTACCGTTACAGAACACATCAGAACTGCCCCCTGTTGATGGCCGAGGAGGCCAACAACCATGGCCTGTGCAACTGTCCCCTTGTCGAGTTACTGCTGGCATAGTTAGTTCCAATCAATTCGAGGAGCTTGGAAGGACATATTGCCGCCAGATTCAAAGCGCATGCCGCCACCACTAGTAACTTGTACTTCTCCGTTGGCATGAATGCTCGCGTTCCCCGCAATATTCACTTGCACATCACCCGCAAAATTGGCTGAGAACTGCTTATTTTCCATGTCGTACTCAAACCAAGTTCCATCAGGGAACTCACGATAAAACAGGTTTAAGTGTTCTTTGGGCTGGTCATGTGAGCTTTGGTTCAAGCTGGCTACAATCACACCCCGCTGAGTGTTGAACTCTTTCACCACGAGCACGAGCTCCCCTTTTTGCAAAGGTGCAAAATCCTTTACCTCTCCCGCGTGCCCCACATTTGCAGGGATCCAATCTGTGGTAAGTTCCTGGGTAAATTGCACCTTGTAGCGCAGCGGTTTAGCTTGCACATCAACGATGGTACCGATTTGAATCATCTGAGATATCAGTCGCACCAACTGATTTTGCGTAAACTCAGCCATGCGAAGACAGCTCCAAATCTGAGATGGTGAAATAGTCATCGACATTGCCATCACCAATATCTGGTGATAAACCAACGGAAATAGAGGTAGGCACTTCACTTGGTCCTACGGGTAGCCAGTCAATCTCTCCGCCAAAGTCATACGGGCCAGCCACACACTCACAGATAAACCAACCATCAGGAGCTTCTTGCTGCTGTGATGTGATCACTTTCTGGATAGAGACATTGCCTGCGGCAGACGAGGAACAAAAGGAACGCCACTCTTTCAAAAACGCCAGCTCAGCGTTTTCAACGTTTAGACCTTTCGCATCTTTGCCGCAATAAATACGACCAATCACCATGAAGTGAAGCCGAGTGTTGTATACATCCCCCAATGGACTCTCACCGGTATAAATGAAAGTCAAAAGCCCAGTTCTCAATTCTTCATTTTTATAAGCGGCTCGTTCCTGCCAATTTCTGGTTACCGTGCGCGCTGGATAACGAGCTTTAAACGCATCTTGAAAGCTCGTTAAAATGTCATCGGGCATGAGTTGTGTCATGGAAACCTCTCGTTATCGAAAGCCAGCCGCACGCAAACCTTCTTCAACAGAACGCTGCAATATCCGGTGGACAGTATCTTGAGTTTGTTCGGCTGCTCTATCGTAAAAATCATTGGCTGGCGTGCCCTTCCTTGCGATAGAACGAGCGATCATGAAAGCAAGGTCGCGTTGGTCCGCTTTCGGGGTTTTAGGTTGAATACGTTTAACTCTCACCCAATCGAGAATGGATTGAACAGGTGGCACACCTTGACCACCCGTTTCTTGAACAACCAATCCGTTGTAGCGCAGTGAGCTGGTGATCATGCGTTGCAGTTCACCAACAACTTGGGAGCGGATTGTATGAGTTAATGTGCTTTCTGCTTTGGGAGCCTCTTCTCTCGCCACTCGAGCAACCAATGAACCTGCGGTACTCACACCCTGTTTCAAATAGTGATTGAGGGTGTCTGGGGCTTTTCGAAAGGCTTCATCCAAAGCGGAATCTTTAATTTCAATATTCAATTCACGCATGGCGGATTTGTCGCTCAAACTGCAGCATCAGCTGCTCATGAATCGCGGCTGGCGTGCCGTTCTTAGCTTCCCCGCCGATGCTATTTCGTACCGATACGGTTTTGTTGAGTTGATGCACCGCAATGTATTTCACTGCTTCTACTAAACAGCGCAGCAATACTAAGGGTTCATCTTGTGTCTCAATGGAAACACTCTCACCCGTTAAAACTCGGCTTGCGTAATAGGTGTAGGAAAAATCGCGGCCACAGCTCATCACAACAGAGTGGCTCGGATAGTGAGAAAGCTGCAGACATTTTTTATCATCATCACCCGTGATCACGCTTACGCGGGGCAAATTACGTGGATAGCCACTCTCCCAAGGATTTTGGGCGCGCTGACTTTGACCGTAGAGCACCGTTTTCACATCAAGAATGTTATCCGGTGCGGGGTAAAGCATTTGGTTAGCCGTGAGCAAGAAAGTGCCAAGCTTGGTTTGCGGCCGATAACGGCTGAAATCGGCCAGAGCCATCTCTATGATTTGCGTCTCTGCCCCTTCAATCAATTCGGCACTGTCCATCAGTGCCTTCTTCAACTGTTCAACTAAGGTTGTCCGTAGCATAGCGCCCCCTTATCGAGTGAATACAAAGGTACTCACTGAACCCAAGATGCCTAAGAAAAACCAAATAAGATCACGGTTATATTTGGTTTTCTCATTGGTACCACTTTGGCTTTGTTCGAGTGGGCGAAGCCGAGACTCGAGCTCATCAACCGTGCGATCTAAGCGGATGAATTGGCTTTCAAGATTCGAATGTTTGGTTTGCAATTCAACCATTTGGCTCATTAACTGCGTTTGCTGTTTCATGTAATCGCGCATTTCAATTCTGAAAGCGTGAAACTCAGTTTGAGAGACTGGATTACCGGACATTCGCACCTCCACGTAATGCAGATGCAATACCACCAAACACTCCCGCTGGTGTAATACCAGCGGAAATTTGCTTGTCTTGCGAACGTTTATGAATGTTCAAGCCAAGAACCGTTAAGGCTACGCTGAATAACCCAGTGAGTTTTGCTGCGCCATCAAATGCTTGTTCCGTGTATTGAGGATGAATGATCATGAGTAGGCAAATGCCAAAGAACAACGATGACCAAGCTAAACAGACCGCATAGCCAAACGTTGGACGCCAACGCCGAACATAAGCGTCATCACTTTTTAGTTCAGCGACCATCAGCTTATGCTGCTCTGTGATCACTAATTTTCGTTCGGCGCTTTCCATCTCTGCTTGCTGATAGGAAAGTTCGCGTAGTCGAATACGTTCATCACTTTCCATTTGCTTAATTTTCAGCAATGCATCGGGATTGCGTAGTAATTCGGCTTCGATCGCATCTGGGGTATTCTCAACCCCTAAAGCATCTGCGATAAGCACGCCAACCGTACCGCCTGCAGGTCCGCCAATTAAGCTCCCCACCAAAGGCGCAGCACCGCCAATCAGAGATTTGATTTTATCCCACATAGTTGACTCCTTTGGGAAAGCCCAGAAAGTTCTGGGCTTTGAGTGATGGGATTAAGCCTGCTCTTCTTGCTCTTTCAGTTTTGAAAGTGCGTCTTGAATTAGCGATAGCTTCATCTGATTGTCGTTTGCGGCCAGCAATTCAATTTGCAGTTCGCTTTCGTCTTTGCCTTCGAGCGTTTGGGCATAAGAGGCGGGGTCAAAATCACGCTCTGCTTTACGAACGGCAAGCTCATCAGCAATCAATTTAACCAACGATTTACGGTTTTGGTCGGCCACCTCAAGCGCTGAGAGATGTTCTAGCTCTTCATCATTGAACGCGGAAAAGAAAGGCTTGATATCGTCAACTTTACGGGCCAGTAGCTCTTCAAACATTTTCACTTGGAACTTACCTGCATCTGCTTTGTTTGGGTTTTCAAAATGAATGATAGGTAAACGTGCAGAGTGGCCTGGTTGAACCACAGTGGTGCCGAAATAGCGAGGCGTAATGCCTAAGTTAATGAATAGCACCATGAGCTGACGGTTGATTTCTGGTGTTGCTGGAACAAAACGGGCGTCCACTTCACGTGTTTCGCCAGGCTTGATGGAACGACCACCAATCGTCACGGTTTGATTGGTGTTGTTAGTAAACGCTGTAGTGATTGACATAAAGATCACCTAAACCTTTTTGAGTTAGCAAAAAAGCCCCGTTGGCTTTTATCAAGTCACGGGGCAAGGGGTGCACGCACTAGCGGCCAGTTTTGGAATAGAACAGTACGCTGGTAAAGCGGTTGCGAATCGGCTTAGGACAATGAATCGCGTTGTACTCTTCACCGTAGGCTTCTTTGCCACCATTCAGTTGACCATTAGCATCTCGAGCTTCTTGCATTTCGCTCAAGGTGAATGGCTTAACCACGGTATAGGTCAAAGCACCTTTCTGCCCCATGATGATGCGCTCATCACCGAGATGCGTTGCCGGTGCATTGGTTGAGAACGCAGGTAACGCTTTCACCATTTCCAAGTCACCTTGGGCATTGGTGTCTGAGCCGCTGCGCTTCATCGATGCAACAAACTGCTCGGCGTTGGTACAGGTGTCGTTCAGGGTGTTCGACATCAGCAGAAAGTCAGGAGTGACAAAGCGATCATCTTTCATGATGGCTTTACGACGACCAATTGCCTGCAGGAGTTGGTTGTAATGCTTCTCCGCGGTCACGCCATCTGGAATATCGCTATCCACCTTCACAATGTTAGTTGCGTAGTTGTAGCGAATGGTTGCCGATGCTGCGGTGACGGTTTTCACTGCACCACCTTCATCAACCAGCAAGAATTTGCCGAGGTTGTATGAGGTTACGATGTAGTAAGTGCCAGCAGCTTGCTTGCCAGAACCGTCGTAGGGTTGAATTTCGGTACCATTAATCGTTAACGTAATTGGGTTTTCAGCTGCACCAATGGTATTGCCTTGCAAGTCATACTGCTGATGCGGTGCAACCACCGGGAATTGCGCGGTTTTGAAGTTAGCAGAATCTTGCAACTGAGCCGCGATGTTTTCGCCGGTGATCTCACCCGCTAAATACGAGTCGGCGACACGTTGCATGGTGTTGACGATACGACGAGCAACCAGTTCTTTAATGATTCGGCTGGCCGTCGCCACATTACGACCCCATGCATCCCAGTTAATCACTGAGGACTTGGAAAAATGCATCAGCTCGTTAGAGACTTCAAACGCGACTTTCATCGGCAATACATACGCCAAATCCATACGCTGTGAGTTTTTAACTTTCGGAATCGAACCGCGCTCAAACACAATTCCATCCCCCATCAGAGCCGAAACATCACGGTTCTCATAAGGAATTTGCGTGGTTGCCGATGCGCTGAAGTCGGTCAGTGTTTGAACCAACTGCAACACGTTAAGATCAGAAAGTGCTTCACGAATCACTTCACGTTGCACAGATACAGGCAGTTCAGAATCCGACACAATGTTTGCAGAGCTCTGGCCCATTAGGGCTAAACGTTCAGCATGGATTTGACGATGGTGCAGACGATCAAACTCTGCCAGGACTTGGCGAGCAAAAACAGGCAGTTCTTTCTCTTCAGAGAGTCGAAGCTGACCCAGCGCGAAAGTATTGGTGTTGCGCAGAGCTGAATGGATTTGTGCTTGTAGCTGCAAGCTTTCACGCTGCTGGTCTGGTGTTTGAGTGAGAGAACCAGTGACACTGCCAAAGCCTAAACCGCTCAACTGGATAGAAACCATCTTCTGGTTACCATGCGTGATCTGATTCTCAGCCAGTTTGGTGATCTGCTCATCTGACATATCAACGCTAATAAGCGCAGAGGCTTCTTTCAGCTCTTTTTTCACGTCATCGCTCAGCCCTTCCGCTTTATCGATGGCATCAGTGAAAAGCTTCACTTTAGTGGCCAGCTTCTCTTTTTTCGCTTGTTCAGCGGCCGTTGCGGCGGTCGCTTGCTCAGACAGAATGCGCTTAACGTCATCTTCCGTTAATGAACTGCCCGTGAGTTGAATCACCGGCGCATTGGTCACACCCGATTCAGAGAGCTGCTTAGCAACCGCTTCAAACTGTTCACTCAGTTTGGTGGCTTGGGCTTCATCACTGATGCCATTCAGTGACTCGGTGAGCAGCTGAACCATGGCGGTGTGTTGTTCGGCAGAGAGTTTCATGCCTTTCAGTTTGCTAGCAAACTGGGCGATCAGTTGTTTCCACATATTTTGACGTTCCTCAGAGAGTTTTTGAGCAAGAGACTCGGAAAGGTAGGTTGGGCATTCATGAAGGCAGGCTTCACTGAGTTCGATTTTGTCCAAGTTCTTAATGCATGGACGAGTCACGAAGCCGGCACCTAACAGGGTTGGACCAAACTGCGGGTATTGGCCATCGGGTCCTGCCTCGTTGCTGACATAGTTGGGATGTATTTCGGCAGAAAGATACTTAAAGCCTTCTTTGGTGACTTTATGGATGCCGAGTTCGAACCACTCCACCTCTGCACGTAGACGTCCACGGTCGGTAAATAGGCGCTTCACCACCGCCCCTGCGCCATCTTCTGGCTTGTGTGCAATGTCGATAAAGATGTCTTGACCATAAACCCCATCATTGAAGTTTTTGATCATCGAATCGAACATGCTTTGGGTCAGTTCAAATTCGCCGTAACGTGGATCGTAAAATTTGCCGGTTCGGGTAATAGTGACAACACTGCGTTTTGTGGTTCCGGCATCCACCTTCACCGCATCAGATAAGAGATGAATCACCCCTTGTGTTGTGGTGGCACCTAATACCAAAACGCCTGAGGCCTTAAAGAATTGTCTTCGATTCATTTCCTGTCCTTAAAACGAAAAAAGCCCCTGAAAATGTCAGGGGCTCGGTCGCCATTAAGGGCAGTGTGAGATAAAGACTGTGTTGTTGGGAGGGTTAACGCTTATTGATAGAGGCAGTATTCAATAAGCTGCTTTTCAATGCTCTGTTTTGTTCTTAAGAACAACAGCAGCACAACGTTAATCTCTTCGGGGGACTCATACACTTCATACAACAACCGGAAGTGGTCGATATGAGCACTACGCACTGAGTTTACCCCTAACTCCATCAACTCTGGACAACGAGAATAGGAGTAAGGCTGTTCTAAAATGCGAGATTCAAACGTGGCAAGCACGTCTTCCACTTGCGTGATCACTCGCACTTCGTCCGTCCATTGGCTTAAATAGGTAATCGCATTGTCCAGCGTTTTATCAAAGGTTTCAGTGAATTGGATATTAACGTTGTTCTGTTTCATCAGCGATGGCTCTTACAGTCTGTTTACGTTCGGACAGACGAGCGCGGAGATCACCCAGTGAACCAACACGGCCATGCGTAACATCTTGCTTAGCAAGCATCACCATTTTCATGAGTGCCATTGCGTCATCACGGCGTTTTCTCTCTTCGTATGACTCAACAACGTATTTTGGCATGCCATTTTGGGTTATCACTAAAGGCTCATCAACCGGCAAATCTGCCGCATTTTTTTTCAAAAAACTTACGGTTTCGGTATACATGTTTGCTCCTACGCAGCTCCTTTAAGCTTGAGCTAAATTTAGTCTTTATTTAGACTTATTGCAACTTTTAATCCGCGCGATGACGAAATAAAGCCCGACTCAGATTTGAGTCGGGCTTTTATTTCAATCAGTTAAGTGTGATTTTCGAGCACAAACCAAATCTGGTTCGTGCCAATATTTCAACGACTTACCGTTACTTTAAACCGCTTTCAGGTTGCAACCTCTTCGCCGTGGTTTCCTTGTTCAGTGCTTGCAGTAATCGACAACCAACAGGAGCCCAACACTGATACGCGTATTGCTGAACCTCTTCACGATACTGAGGGTTGGTGAGCGCAGCCTCCAAAGGCAGCTTTTTTAGTTCATTAAGCTGCATGTGCTCACCTCAATCGGTACTTTCACCCAACGTTTGCAGCGGCACAGTGCAACACCTTCGGCCACTTTAACACAGCGAGAACGGATCACTCCGCTATGGGTAAATATACAGTGCCCGCAAACGCACATCACCGCTGGGTATGGGTGATTAAGTAAACCACTAAGCGCGGCCTGAAAGGCATTTTCGGGAGTATGAGGAACGACAGTGAGATTTCCCATTAGTGAACCTCCAAGCTGACGAGTGCAGCGTCGAGTTTTTCACCTAAGGCTTGGAAGAGAAAGAAAAGTTGTTCAGCAGTTAAGGCTTCAATTGCCCCTTCGCCAGCGCCCGTCATTGCCGATAGGCCGCCGACCATTTGCCGAGCTTCATAAACTAAGGTGTGAGAATCTTTTGCAGAATGAGTATGTACAGACATAACCATGTCTCCTTGTTAGTAGTTTTTAACTACCACTTAGAGAATGCTAAAACTCGTGGGTGGTAGCTCGAACAGCGTTAGCATTACCAGCCTAACAAGACACTGGCGAGACCGAAGTCTCCACTGTCCGAGCCACCATAGAATACACGTAATTCAGGTGTGCGCGAACACAGCCCATAAAAAAAGATGCTGAGCGCATCTATTGGGCTCTTGTTAGTTTTGCTGGATGCTAAGCCAGATTGCAGATTTTGCTGCAATGAGTGTGAGACTAACTGCGCATTTTCTAAAAGTCAAGGTTATGCAGTTAAATGTCTACCAGTACAATCAGTTTCATTTAAACAACAAAGGATGGCTTATGAATACTTGGGGAAAGAAAATACTAGCGGCAATCTCAGTGCTACTGCTTATCGCGGGATGCGGTTCAGAATCAGATCAAGATAAACTGACAAAAGAACTAAAACTTGTGGCTAATTACAGCCAAAACATCGACAAAAACTACAACAGAGCAATGGGTTTGATGAAAGATGTTTCGTCTGGTTTATTAACCTTATCTGATGCTGGCAGTGCAATGGCAAGTTCTGCCGATTCAATGGATTCATTCATTGTTATGTTGGCAAAGGCGAGCACTGAAACATCAAAAGAGTTTGAAAACAATAAAGTCCAAGATGAGTTTGCAAAGGCCACAGAGAACCTATGGAAAGGCTACAAGCTGAAATACAACTTTGTTACTGATGTGTCAAAGGCGCTCTCTTCACAAGATATTACACAAATGAATTCCGTGATTAAGCGGCATGATGGTTTCGGCAATCGTTCTCAAGTTCTGATGTTCCAAGCTATGTCTGGCTATATGGCAGCAAAACAAGAACTTGGAATGGAAACATCACTCGATGAATTTAAATAGGAAATGCATGATGAAAAAAATAGCCGCACTGTGCTTACTGTTCGTTTCATCATTTGGAGTTGCATCGGTTGAACTAACCGACGCTCAACAAAAAGTGACCGAATATTTTATTAGTAGTGAAGAGCCTAAAGTTAAAGATGCGACATGGACTGCACCTGATATTTTCAAAGTTGGCGTATTTGATGATGGGTCACGCAGGAACGGTTATGCCGAATACGTATGCATGGTGCTTTATGATCATGGACTAAAAGGTAAAAAGGTTTGGGTTCATGTAGTGGACATAGAGAAAGTGATTAATGAAAAGCGCTTTGTAAAGCTCGGCGAAGCTCAATGCCTATAACGCCAAACAGGACTGTCCAAATCTGGACAGTCTAAACATTTCAACAACTTAAAGCCTGATATTACATCAGGCTTTTTTTACCACTGGCACTTTTACCCAACGCTTACAACGGCAGAGCGCTTCACTTTCCAGTAACTTGACGCATCGAGAACGAATGATGCCTTCACTGTCGCAAATGCGATGGCCACAGAGACACATCACTTCACTGACACGTTGGGTTGAGGTTTTTTCTGATGGTACAGATGCGCTTTTCATTATTAGCTCCTAGCCTTTTCAAACGGCCTACTACTTTTGACTGACGTATGCATTATACGATTTACTACGTGGAAAACAGGGGTAAGTTATTCACAGGCTTGCTGTATCAATACCTTTCCGTTTCAACGCTGGCTCTAGGTGCTTCCAAGGTGTCGAGATCATTCCTTGAGTTAAGAAGCCTTGCTGCAGAGCAGACACTTTTTTGTCATGCCCTAACACTGCTTTCTGTGTCGCTTGGCTTTGGCTTTTAAGCCAGTCAATTCGTGTTGTTGCCCCTGCTTTGTCTTCTTCCGTCACTTCATCAACAAACACCACTTGCTCATAACTCAAGGTATTAGGATGCGCTGGCCATGGGCTTTTGCCTCTGGGATATACGCCACGGCCAAGGCCATAAAGATTGGCCGTGGCGTGCATATCGCAGATATCTCGCCTTGGATGGTTCGGGCTTAGCTTGAACTTAGTCCCCACCACAAACTCATCTTCAAAAGCCGAGTTCTGAAACGCCATACCATAGGCTCGGTTAATCTCAGTTCTCATCACTCGCTTGATTTGGTGATACGGTGCGCCTTGGTCTTCCATAAGTACATCACTGATTTTTTTATTGATGCCCGAACTGCTAGCCATATTCATTTGCTGAGCAAACTCAGCCGGAACAGGCTGCATTCTCCGTTGATAGTCCTGCGCAGCTTCGGAGGCTGAATGTCCCAGGATGACGGCGCGTTCCACAGCGTTGGTTAGCTCTTGTTTAGCATTGCGATGAACACGCCATAATCGCTCACTCAGTTGTAACCCATCTTTCTGCTGCATGGTTCGGGTTGCCAGAACGGCAGCATCAATCGACTCAGAAACTTTTGCGGCAGGAATACTACTGCTGAAAGTGTTCCCGCCATTTTTAGCAGCTTCAACAATATAGCCTTCTACCAGTTGCGATTGCTTTTGATGAATTTGATTCAGTATCTCCTCAATCTGCTTGGTTAGTATCTGCAGCTGGGAAAGACGAACTTGACCTATTTCATCGGCCGCATGACTAATCAGAAACTGGATTTCAACCAGTGCCGCCTGATATAGCGTGGCTAACTCTTGCATGGCTACAGCATCTAACTCGTTGGTTGCTCGCTGCGCGGCCTGCATCGCTCGGCGAATAGTCGCCTGGACTTGTGTGCGTTGATTGTCTGCCATGAGTATTACCCGTTGCTGATGGACGTTGCGCTTTCGCCTTTCGGCTGATTGTTTGGGGTGATACTGACTTTGTGCTGCGGCTTATCGTCCTCATCATCGATGTCGTGGTTTTCTGGGTATGGGTCTTTACTGTTTGCCTCATCTTCACGCATGGCTTCTGCTCGTTGCACATCCACACCCGCCGCTTCCCAAGCCAGTTTTCTTGGCATACCCAATGCCTGATATTTAAGTGCCAAGTCTGCGCGTTGGTTTTTGCTATCGGTCATACGTTCAGCAAACTGGATTTGAAACTGGTGCGAATCAGGGTTGATGCCGGCTAACAACAGTTGCAGCTTAAAGCCATCTTCATAGGCATACGCCAGAGCGTCTTGCAGAGCATCAATCTCTTCGTAGTAATCACGCTTTAAATCTTCCAGTACGTCGCGAGCAAGATCATCAACATAGCCGAACAAACCCTTCGGCGCGGGTGCACCCGAGAAGAACGCATCGATGAGGAGAGTGATATCAGCAATTTGCTCAAGGTTGGCATCACCACCAATGGCCGTAACGCTCAGTTTGTTGCCGTAAAAATCAGTAGCGATTTCTCCCGATTGTCCTTCCACTCTGGCGCGGTATTCTTCTAACGCGTTTTTATCAGCGCCATCAAGAGAATGCGCTAGCTTTTGCGGTGCTCGAGTTCGCCGGCGAATAACAAGATCCTCTTCTGTCATGATCAGCTTTTGCCAGATGGTTCGAGCCGCATCGAGATATGGGCGCCCCATGCAACCCATATCATCAAAGTTATCTGGGTCTAATCGGCTTACGGTGAGCTGCCAGAGCGGAAAAGTACACAGCTCTTCATAAGTCAAAGGGTCAACTTGTCGAAAAGCCGCTTTCACATCCTTGAATCGCCCTGTACGGTCAACAATCGGAATGATGGTCTCAGTCGGCATTCGAACTGATGCAACAACTTGTCGTAGCTCATTAACTACCCATTGCAGTGGCAAATTGCCTTCTTTAGCTAGGCCAGCAGCATCACTCATCAGTTTCATGCGGTTATTGAGTTGAAGTCGCATAGCAAACTGCTGCCACAACTTATTGATTCTGGCATTTTCAGTACCTATCCAATGGAGCTTCAAACCGCCTTTCGTGGCATCACGAGCCATCCGGCGATGAATCTTTTTCACTCGCGGATCAATCTTATCCATGTAACGCAGTGTCACTATGGCGGCGCGCAGGTTCGGGTCAATCTGCATTTGGTCGTAAAGGTATTGCACTGAGCGTTCAGGGTCAGCAATGTGGCCTTTTTCTGTCGTGACCTGACCATTGTGATTACCAGTGGTATTAGGCGCGGAAGGCAGAGGCTTGTTTCTCAAGATGGCCAGTATTTGGGCTAGCTTGCTCATCGAATATTCCTTAACAGATTGAATGCGCTCGGCGCACCTAAGAGTTGATCTCGGGTTTTGTGATTGATGGTAATGATGCTCGGAACAGGTGCTGCGCCTTGGGTAACGAGAGCCCAGTGGCTTGCCATGTGCGCATCAAATAAGTCATCGCCAATGGTTTTCTTCACCATTTGATAACTGCTATAGCTACCTGCTTTAACGGGTGACGGTTTGATGTTTTTGAGCTGCCGCGGTAATGCAACATAGTCTTCCAACTGTGGGTCTGATTCCCTGTCATCGACATACGGCAACACCATTTGTCTGTTGTGGTACGCGCTGCGCAGTGATTGCGCCATTTGATGTTTGGCCATGCCTTCAAATCGGAGCGGTGAGAATGCCCACTCTGGCCACGTGGATGCGGTACTTTCACCGCCGCCAATGGTTCGGCGGTCAATTTGTGTTAGCCCTTCAGCAAAAAGATCATCGTTAACCTGCGTGATTAGGCCAATACCAAAGGCGTCACCAATCGCGTAGTCAGGCCGAAAGTAGCGCCAGAACCCGATAAGGTCTTTACGAATCACCCCTTCATCGGTTCCCGGGTGCCACGTTTTACAGAAGATCACGACAGACCAATTGCCCACCTGCTCTTCAATGACTAATGACGAACGCGAAGAGGCAAGGTTCTCACCGTGGCCTGTGTGGTCATATCCCCAAGCGATAACGCCGCGCTTTTTGTATACGGCATAGGGCTCAGGCTCGGCTGGTTCCAAACCAATTTTGGCACCAACTTGAATAGCGTAACGGATGTACTTTTCCCAAATAAGGTTTTTCGCCGCCACGTTGATACACAGCAACTGACGAATGTATTCATCCTCAGGCAGCTGCTTACGCATGGACATAATGAACTCTTCATTCAAAATACCCAGCTCTATGCCGAGGTAACAATCAACGGTAGGTAAGCAGTGATACTCACCAGAATCAATCAAGCCGCTCAACGTGTCTGCGCCTTTGAATACTCCGGTGATGCGAATTTGTGGTTTGTTTATCGCAGTTTTACTCGCCCCCAAACGACGACTTGAACCCATCATCAATAAAAATCGGCCATAGAGACGATCTGCATCCAGGTCATCAACTTCTTCCAATGAGGCCCAAGTTAAGTCACCACCATCGACGTTAGCCATAATCCCGTAAGCTCGCGCTTTTGAACGATTGGCAAATTCATAATAGGTATCGGCAAGCTGTTTACGGCCTTGCTTGTAAGCGATAAAACCACTGAGAATGTCTGAACGGCGAATCGCATCTAAATGGTAACTGAGGTTAACGAGTGACTGCGCTTCTCGAGGAGCAACGATACCCCCCTCTTGATCGCCATGAATCGCGTTCCAGTTAAGAAAATACATTTCTTTTACTGCGGTTTTACCTGTACGACGACAGCTGTAATCGACGGTATTCGGGTTGGCATCCATTTCTTCCATTTTGAGCAATTGAACGGGATCCAACTCCACGTTGTGAACGTGCTTGTGCCACATGCCATGGTTGCCTGCATAACGCATGACTTCTTTTTGCGCTCGACTTTGGATTTCTATGCGCTCTTTGGCACTGATACGCTCAGCCATTGTCTAGCTCTCCAGTGATGTAATCCCCATCTTCAGCAGCATGCTCCTGGCTGTGCTCGATGAGGATATCGTCGTTTCGAATGCGCTGGCGAGAGCGAGCAATCATCTCTCGTAACCCTGACATTTCCTCTGTCATCTTCTTCTGGTATTCGAGTGCGGACTCACGGTCATCTTCTTGCTCTTGCATTCGACCTAGCTCCAAACCGTGGTCAGTCTGAATTTTCGGTGTCATGTTGAGATCAGACATCGAGAGATTATTTTTGCTCAGCATCTCGAGCATGGGTTTTAAGAGTGGATGAGCTTTAACCTCTTCAATGATTTCCTTTTCTCCACGGTTATTGGTGTACTGGCCGATGTGAAAACCACCGTCTTTGTCGAAGTCATACACTGGATTACGCAAGGCAACGCCATCAGCAACAATGGTTTGCATCATGTCTTGGAATATCGCAGCCATGTTTGCTTGGTTGATGGCGTGAAGCTCGGTGAGCTTGCTCGGGTCGTTGGATTGAAACGCAATAAGATGCTGCATCATCAATTCAGTTCGTTTGATACATGCAGGCTGGGTCGCACAATAGGCGTGGTCAACATCGCAAGTGGCACACTGAGGGTACTTGCCAGGTCGAGCGGGGAAAAACAAGGCTGTTCTGGCCGTTGCTCCGTGCTTAAGGGCATTAAATCGGCTCACAGCTCGATCGCTTACTACCCGCAAGTTAGCCGCAGACTTGGCTTTCCCTTCTGTCGTTTTTGGACCTGTAGCCGCTAAAACTGCACAGAACTGCCCCACTTCCCATGGTGCTTGCTGAACTTCCCGCTGACAACCATCGCAAATAGCAAAATATCGGAATGGATGCGCGCGACTAGGCTCATCCTCAATACGAGATGGCTCGCTTTTAAAGGTGTAATTACAGCAGCTGCACTTGAATGTAATCATGGCTCTCGGCAGTTCTCGTTCATTCATACAGCCATTTCGCCAGATTTTTGTTTCTGTATGGAGGGAGTCAATTCGCGCAGCGCTTTATCAGCAAGCAAGATTCTTGACATCGATGCGGTTTGCCCAGTCCAGATGAGCAGTTGATGGGATACTTTTTCTCGAGGAACACATGCAGCAAGGAGGTTAAACAGCAGTATCTGTTTCAAATGATTATTCCAGCTATTCAAGCTAGGGACGTAGATGCGCAATGCTCGTCTTGATGGGTGATATGCAGCATTGAATAGGGTTTGCCATATAAAGCGATACTGCTCCGCGGTCGTCGCGTAATAGATTTCAAACCAAGGCTTAGGGAGCCGTCTGGAATCTAACCAATCTTCAAATTCCTCTTCAGACATTTGTGTATGACGTTCAGTAATTGTATCGACATACATTCTGAGCCGATGGCCAGTTCGCAGCGTTTCGAGGCCTCGCCAAAGTTCAAGAAAGCGTAACGAGCCAAGATGATTCTTAATCTCTGTCCAGTGCTGTGGAAGTGACAAACAGTCAAAAGCCAAATCAAGCTCATCGGCGCTTAATGAAAGTTCTAATTTGGTGCAGTTATCTAGGTACCGTCCCCCCCCTAAAAGCAAAGAGGAATCTATATGCCGAGCCCCCACCCCATGGGTAGTGACCTGATGATCTCTTAGTACACCTAGATATTTTGAAATTGAGCTGCGCATTCCATTGTCCTTTATGAAAACTGAAGTCAGTAAACACAAAGGCTCGGGCACCACAGTGAATTGATGAGCTGCGCATTCTGTCAGTATGTGCAGCTAGTGATATGTATCACATAGACGGTTTTGTTCGTTTCGATTGTGAGTTCTCAAGTCCCTCACAATCGTCCGCTAACATCCAGTATACCTGAGTTTAGAAAATAAGTTAAAGACGGGATATATAAGTTCTAAGACGTTAAAGTGCAGTAAGAGAGTCTGTGTAGAGCTCTCAAATATTTTAAGATTGGGTATGCATCAATAGAACAATCCGCTCAGATATTTTGAGGAGACCAACATGGAAAAAGAGAAAGAAGCTTGCCGCGAATGTGGTGGTACTGGTGTAGGTAAAGTGATTGGGAGAACTCAGCAGGAGTGGGAAGAGGAAGGTTGTCCCTATGCCCCAATAGAATGCCAGCACTGTCATGGTTCAGGAGTTGAACCTAGCTAA